GTGTCAACCTGCATACCTTTGTTTGAGGTTGCCACGACAAAATCTTTCCACTCAGACTGAATAGCCTCAGACAGTTCTTTCTCATTCTCAAACTTGCCGTCTTCCGTCAGTTTCTTCGACGTCAGATCGGTTACCTTGAGAATTGTATCGAGTCGCTTTTCATCGATGTTATTTGCCTTTAAAAGCGCCTTGTACGCTGTCCTCAGTTTCTCGGTCGTTGCCTTTGTTTCTACGTCTTTCTTGTAGTCTTCAAAAGCCTTGTGTTCATCGGTGTACTTGATTTTCCAGTCGTCGTAATCAGCAGTGACTTTCTTCAGATCATCCAGTTCCTTTTGGACGTTCGGCAGTCTTTCTGCGCTCTCTCTGAGTTTGGTTACTTCATCTTTAAGCCCATTCACCGTGTTTGTGTGCTCTTCAATTACAGAATCAATCTGTTCATCCGTGAGTCCCATACTCTTCAAAAGTTTTCTAGTAAGTGCCATTCAAATATTTTCCTTTCTTCGCCAACATTCCTTCGTGACGTGTAATTTCCGCCCAGTCCTTCGGGCTATGAAAAAAAGCGCTCAGCGCCTTTAATCATTTATCGTGCAAAACCTTATCGATGATCATTTTGAACTCTTCAAGGTTTTGCGATATAGCAGGTGCTAGATACGGTCTTGGAGGCATATGATTAGCCCTACTTCCGAACTCTACGTACGGTGCATAGTATACGTTTGTACCAATATACACAGCGTTCTTGTTATTGCCCTCGCTCGGTGCAGTACCGTTATAACTTCCCTCACCGACCGTACCTGCCTTTTTGGATCTTGCTGAATATCTGCTACCGTTTGCTTTTCGGTTGCTACCATAAGACGCCTTATAGTTCTTTTTTTTCGGTGCTTCACCGTCCATGCAGTATGTGAGTGAATTTCTCAGCAGTCCAGTATCAATAGCGCCCTGTTCTGTAATGTTAGCGACGGCATGATTGACCGCCTGTACACCGACCTCTTCGAGCGCTTTTCTTACCTTCTCGGTGCACTCCTTTAGCACTTCGTCAAAGTGCTCTTCTTTGATATAAAAATCAGCCATTCTTGCCTCCGTACTTGGCGTTGTACCACCATACCTTTTCGGGTGCACCGTGCATATATAACCATTCATCATATGACATGCTACCCATTTTCGGTGAATGCGTCGGCGTATCGATAGAAAAGCCTTCCACTTCAGCAATTTCACAACAACGGCAGTTGTATACCTCTTCGGGATCTCCATCGGGGTCGCCGGGATATGCTAAACCATTGTCATACTCTCCAGTCTCGGGATCTTTGTACGTACCGTGCAATAACTGGTGTGAGTGTCGTACACGTTTATCCAGCGTTGATATCCACTTTTCTCTGAGTATTGCACCACGTTCCTTCAGATCGTCGTAAGCATCCTGCCTGCCTTTGTTCTCTGCGCAAGTCATCATAGTTCTAGCGTTACGGATAGACGCTGAAGTGTTCATGTCGGTAACATGACGTAGGCGTCGGGCTATTTGCGGAATACTTTCACCCTGCAGAACTCCCTGCGTTATAGCGTTGTTAACATGCTGATAATTCCACTTCAGATCTTTGTTCTCTGCTAGTTTCTTTGCCGTTTGCCCTGTCGGACTCGGATCGGGTAGCAGTTTTGGATTATCCCTCATGAGCGTTTCAACAGTCTTTCGGTTGTATAGCGTCCATGACAGATCTACCTCTGCGTCATGCTCTACTTGGTATATACCCCAGTTGTAGTTCATAGCATACACGTCGGGCATATCGTCAGCAATTAACTGACGTGCTATCAGATTGGCGTTGTGATAATCGATTGACAGATTCTCTGTTAACTCTCTCCAACGCCTTCCTATGCACATCTGACCGAAACGCCAGTCAGAATATTCCTTTTGAGTGATAACGCCTCTAGCCAGTTGATCTCTTTTCAGATCGTCTTTTACCCTAAAGCGTCTGAAGTAGTCCAGCGTCTTTTGCTCTACTTCTTTGTGCGCCTGCTGATAGGTTTTCTTGACCTTCTTTTCAAGTTCTTCTAACCGTTCATCAGTTCGTACATGAGCGATATCAGCCATTTTTAAGCCTCTGTAGCCTCATTTTCGGCTTCTTCGGTATTCTCTTCATCCTCTTCAGATTCTGCCGTATTTTCAGCCTCTGCGCCTTCCTGTGCCTGCATCATTGAGGCAAAACGTTCCATGTTCTCGGCGTCCTTGCGTTCCATGATCTCTTTCACCTCATCGACTGTGATAAACGGTAACTTATTCAGCACTGTTTCTTCATCGAGATACTGAGCACTAGCCAGCACCATGTCCGTCTGTTCTTTCATGTTGGCAATTCTGTTACGTTTATATGTAGGGTATTCCCCTTCGATATCCATAAGCGCAAGCAGTTGCTGAATGAACTTTGTGACTTGGAACTCAAGGTCGTCAGCCTCTTCATCCAACGGCTGATAAGCAGATTCGAGATGATCGTTTGTGCTATTAGCATTTACTTGGTGAACGTCCAGCGCCCCGAAATCTTCGTAAATCTGCGCCTTCATATCCTCCAAGAATGCACGCCGTGCAAGGTATGGTATATCCTGCGTGTACGGTCTGACGTTTGCACCATCATTAGTCGTTACCGTCGCAATGTGGTTGATCTTCAGTCTATCTCTAAACCGTGCTAAATCGTCGTCGTCCATACCGCTTGCGTTTTCGATAAGCCAGTAAATCTGAGCAACGTCAGACAGGTCGTTAGCAAAACCACTTCTTACCAAGTCATATGCGTCAATCGCTTCTCTAGCCCCGACTAACGTTGACTGGTGGCGTTTGTTTCCCCACATCGGGATGATCGGCAAAGAAGAATAGTTATATTCACCAATAACCTCTTCACCGCCTGCCTCACTGACATTCACGGTCTGAACGTATTTGCGCTTCTCCTGCACTTCCTGCAGTCCATGCGTATCCCTAGCCCTGCTCTTGTACTTTGTGTACCCATCCTCTTCGTACAGAACGACGTATAACGGCTTATCGGGTGCTATCTGCCAAAAACGGATTCCAGCCCTCAGCGCAGACGTCTCTTCGTCAAAAAGCGGAACGAACTCCGTAAACTTGAAAAGATACAGGCGGTCAAAATTCCAAAAGCCAAAAGCAACTTGGTGGATCAATGCGTTGTAGGCAATGTCTGCCAGCACGTCATCGAACTCTTCTCCCAGTTTTTCCTTTGTACTTTCTTCCTTGAATGTTACACCGTTGCCCAGCAGATACGTCTTTCTCTGTACATTCAGTCGGTGAAAGAAGTTGCTGGTGATCTTTGCGTTAGACGCCGTAAAATCAACAACAGGTGAACCGCTCATTGTGTACATCGTCTTTATGTAATTTACAATGGTAACGTTTTTCTGTTTATCGTATTCATCGGCGTCCTTCGCTATTCTATACGCCTCACTGTTTTGGTGCTCAGCAATGGCACTCAGAATAAACGCCTTCTTATCAGACGCCTCTTCAAAATCTTGGTATGTATACACCTAGTCCCCTCCTTTCCCTCCAGTTAGTTTCCAAAGGGTGAAACATACGCTTCTTCACTCTTCGGCAATACAATTCTGATGATGCTCGCTAATGAGTCGGGTGCGTCGTCATGGTCTGCACTCTCTGTATAGTCAAGTATCTGCGTCAAGTAGTTCTCATCGACGCCCTCAACAAAGTAAACACGCTCCCAGTTGAATTTTAGGAACGTGCCTATCTTGATATATTTGTTCATGCTCTCATGATATGTCGTGACTGTCTCACCTTTACTTCTTAACGCCTTTGCAAGGTAGCCCTTATCACCGTTGTTCTCACAGTATATGCGTCCTGCTCTAAACCGCTTACGTATTGCTATGATTTCATCGGTAACGTCGTCTACATGTTCACGCCATATCTTGCCGTATACATAAAAGTTGCCGTTTTTCTTTTGACATATCGTAAACGCCGTATAGTCAGAACCTTCATAACTAGCGTCAATATGACAATAGTTACAGTCCATCAAAATAGCAGGATCTGCGTGCATATTCGGATCTGTGAAAATGACGTCCTCACTTGCGATATGCCTTAACTCATAGTTAGCGCTGAACAAAGAAGGTAGCATTTTGCGTTTGATCTCTTTGATCTCAGCCTCTGATATCAGCCCAGTATGGTATACGTCATACTTCCTAGGCGTCGGCATTAATTCAAATGCATCTTCTTTGTGCCAAGGTGTACCCGAGTTAAATATCTTGCACCGTTCACCACGGTTTTTTATGTTCTGTAATTCTTGGTAAAACAGTTTAGTCCTGTCTCTCTCTGCTTTAGACATTCTGTCGTCAACGTTTACGATATCATCGGTAAATATCACATCGTAGTGCTTACCTGTGATACTTCCACCGATTCCCAGCCCTACTAACTGAGCACCACCTCTAGGATCGTCAGACAAGTTAGTACTGATCTCTGAACCGTTTGCTCTAGTAAGCATCAGCGGTTTATTCCATAGCACCTCTGCTATATAGCGCATAACGTCAGACTTCAGCATCTTTTGGATCTGATTGATAATATCCTTCACGTCACGGTCAGTTTTGCGGAAGAAAGCAACTTTCAGATTAGGCTTGCAAACAATAAAAAGCGCCAGCACTATAGCCACGCAGGTAGTCTTGTAACTGCCTCGGTGTGCCTGCAGTGTGACGTCCTCTGTACCGTTGAACATTTCCTTCATCCAGTCGTTATGTAAATCAGTGAGAAGGTCAAAGCCTAACTGCTGACCGATAACTACAGGATTATCCCTCACCGTTTCAATAACCGTTTTCTGTCTATTTGTCAGCATTAAAAGCCTCTTCTATCTCCCTGCGTCTTTCAACTGTGATTGAGTCAACGCTCTTCGTTAAATCTACATTGTCACGCCAGCCACCTTTAGCCTTCAGAAAAAAGATAATAGCAGTAGTGTCGGGCATGACCTGCTTTTTTGTGATCGTCTTGTGCTTTTTTATCTCACCGTTTCCAGTCTGCCATATCTCTTCACGCTCTTCGGTTATTGTTTGAATTTTAAACCGTGATAGTAAAGCCTCTTCAGCATCCACCAGCAGGTCGTCAAAGCCCTTTTTAAGCGCTTCAGAAACGGCTGGATATCTATCCTTCCAGTCCTTCAAAGTCGGCGGTTTAATGCCTATTTTCTCGGCTATTTCTTGATCTGTGAGTCCGTTGCGTTTCCAGTGCGTAAGCAAAGAAAGACGGTCTTCAGCCAGCCAAGCCTCTGCTTTAGACGGTCTTCCCATAGTTCACCTACTTGCTCTTACGGCTTTTTCTCTTCTTCGTCGGATTCGTTCCGCCGTTGGCAATTTTCCTAGCGGTTGCCTGTGAGATCTTTTCAAACTGCTTTTCGTCGAACTTTACTTTTGATAAATCAACTGACTTCGTTGCCATATTCTCTTATCTCCTTACTTCGGTTTAACGGTACTGCTCAGAGTCAATGCTGATCTGTTTAACACATTGATATATCCCATACCGTTGTCTATTACATTATACCCTTTTGACAGTGCCCATATACTCATAGCACCGCTAGTTGTATTACACCTTTTCAATGCATTTCCGAGCGCTGAGCCACTGTTCATTTCTCTCTGAGCGCCTGTATATGCTGATGAATATGAGATTGATCTTGCGTTATTGTTAAGTTTTCCCCTCATAACACAAGTTTTCTGAACGTCACCTCTTACACCACCATATGCAGTACTAGAGCCTCTATCGGTCGCAAAGTATAATCCTTCACCATATGCAGATGACCCGACTCCCGACACTCTAGTATACCGTCCTGCCTGTACCTGTTTAGCAATTTGTGGCGCTGTGTAACTGACGTCTGTGTTTCTGTCCCATACGGCGTCAACGGTTCTGTAAACTTCAGTGCCGTTCATCGAGTTAAGTGTCTTATCGTCTACTACCTGCGGTTTTTCGTCAATGCCAAGGTTATAAAGCATTTTTTGCAAGTCACTGCGTTTGTTCAGATGATCGGGAACGTCGCCACGCAGAGCATTAGTTATTGCCTGCGCCTTTTGATCATCCGTCATCTGCATAAACTGATCATAACTTGTAGAATGCTGAGGCGCTTGCTGAGTATCATCAGCCTGCAACTGCGTTCCGCCTGCTGGCGGTGTTTGCATTGCCTGCATATTTGTCGGCGGTATCGTTCCACCTCCACCGCCTCCAGCAATGCCACCTCCACCTGCTTTACTTGATCCTCTCCCCATTAATTCACCTCCGACTACTTCTTTTTAGCCGTTTTCTTTTTCGTTGCCTGCGTCGGCTTTTTTATGACTTTGATACTTGTTCTATCCCATCTGTCATAATCTTTTTTAGGTGCTTTTTCTGCCATATGCCCTCCTAGTTGCTATACGTTTCAACGAAAATCTCTACTCTAGGTTTTGCGCCCGAGTTTCTAGGATATGCGGTTGAACCATCATACCTTATATCCGTAATACGCATTTTAGTGTTTTTGTTGATAATGATCTCCGTCTGTTTTCTAGCCCCGAAAACCATCTGCGTATTAGCATGAGCATTTACATGCATGATAACCTCTCTGCCACCGCCTTGAGGCTGATTAGGTGCAAAAGGACTTTTACTGGCGTCATAAGACGTACTCAGATAAGACGTTGTCTGTATTTCAGTGCCGACTAACTGAGATTTTAACTGAGACTCAGATAATCTTGCGTAGTTTGATATTCCGCACTGCTGGAGAATGTCGTCGTGGCAATAACGTGTCAACTGTACGTCTTTCCCAATATCGTGCATACCTGCCTGTATGTTATCGTCGATATATTTTTCGTTAGTGTTTAGCGGTAAACCGTTATCCAGTTTGTAATTCAGATTCTGAGAATGTGAATAGCCGTCCCTATTCGGGTTGCTGTCAGATATATATAGTTTAATCGCCGCCGTTACATCGGGATCGTATAAATCGTCAACGTCATCTCTTAACTGCTGTGCATCTTGATTCGTGAACTGTCCAAAAACTGTAGCGCCTCCACCGCCTGCCAGTGTCTGCGTCGTCTGCGTTGCCTGTGCCTGCTGTTGAGCGCCTCCACCGCCTCCACCGCCTGCTTTACTACTGCCTCTGCCCATTTACTTACCTCCCATAAAAAAAGCGCTTTATGCGCTCTTTTTCTTGTCACCTTTATTCTGCTTTTTCTTAGTCTCCGTCTTTTTGGAAAGGTCGATTTTTACAAGTTTGACTCCACCACAGTCCGTCACTTTTTTCGCCATTTTTATTTCCTTCTCTCTAGCGTATACGTATAGTTATATGTACTTTGATTTGCTAACAACCAGTTATGCATTCCAACTAGCATTGCATTGTTGATTTGATTTGATCTTTTTACGGCATCTTTGTAAGTTACAGTTCCGTTTCTATAATCAGACTTCAACTGTGCACCAGCAGATCTTGCGTTACTTGTAAGCCTATTTACCTCAGCCCGATACGCATTAAGCATAGATCTTCCGTGATAATTCGTTCCCTTTGTAATACTGTACGTTCCTTCTTTTGCGGTTGCCCTATATGTCGTTTGGTTAAACATACCGAAGTTGCGTATATCACCGTCTGAAAAAGTTCCGCCTATTATGCCGTCTTGTCTTGGATGGTTATGACTCATTACATCGGCAGTCTGACGTGCCCACATTGAAGCGCTAACTGACCCTTTGCCACCTTTGTTTGTTTCAAGTATATTGCCGTTCGCATCGATAAACTGACTATATTCCACCTTATTCTGATATCTCTTATTTTCAAAAGCCTCTGTAACTGCCCTTGCGTTCCCTGTCAGCGACGGATCGTTGCTACCATAAACAAGTGGGCTTGCGCTCAAGTCAATTATATCACCGTTTATATTCAGCGTAGTATCACCAACTGGCTGTGTTTGCGGTTGTACTTGATTCTGTAATTGTGTACCGCCACCACCACCAGCACTACCGCCAGCCTTGCTTGATCCTCTTCCCATTGACTCACCTACTTAATTTTTGCAAACTGCCCTTCATCGGCATTTATCCAAGCAACGTCTCCTAAAGGCACTGTTTTTGTGTAGACTTTTTTGCCTTGACCACCAGCGTACTCTTCAGCCTGTCTTTTACTTGTAGAAACGAACACGCCTTGTTTGATCGGGTATGAACTGTAGATCTTTATAGTTCCTTTCTTCAAAGCGTTTTGAGCATCTTTTAAGGAAAAATCACCCCAAGCAAAACTGTCTTCATCACGCATTGCCTCTGCCCACGTTTTGATCTCAGACGGCTTTCTAATGCCAACGTGATCGTCGTCAAGCATAGGGTTGTTTTCTTGAATGATTTTGAACTGTTCTACTTTTTCTTTAGGCTGAGTCTGCATCTCACGTTCTATTTCTGCCTGTCTAGCCTTTTCCGCATTCTCTCTTGCTATCCGTTCTCTTTCCCGACGTGCTTCGTTCTCTTGCGCAAGTCTACGTTTTTCTTCATCTTTTTCAGCCTGTTTTATTGCCCTATATTCCTGTAAAGTACCTTCAAAGTTTTTTTCAGTCATTTCTTTGAGATCATCAATTTCTCTTTTTATGACTGCTTTTCTTAACATTCCTGCAGTGTTTTCTAACTGTTCTTGAAGTTCTGCTATTCGCTCTTCTCTTGCGTCCAGCATCGAGAAGGTAGCAATAGTTTTATCTCCACCGCCACCGCCTTTGCTTGCCTTGCTACTTCCCCTGCCCATTTTTCTTATTCCTGCTCAGTTCATTTAAAAAATCACGTTTCTGCTCATAATAAGAAGGAATACGGATGATATTTCCCTCAAGTCCGTCAATCATGTCTCCATAAAAAAGAACCGTTGTCGGCTCTAGTCTTTTCAGCATTTCATCGTAACCTTTCTTGAACATATCACCTTCGGCATTATTCCAACTCTTATCACGCTTCACGCCGACGCTGGAGACAGCGACCGTTCCGCCGACTGGGATGCCGTCAAAACAATAATCAAAACTGTCTTCATCTCCCCACACGACGTCGGGAATAACGTCAATACCGTATTCCTGCCAAAATGCACCGCACCACTGGCGTCTGTAACACGCCAAAATCTGCAGTGCCCTAGGGAAATCTGTGTACACGCTGAAATCGGGGCTTATAACCGCCTTAAACTGCCTCAGACGGTCAATATACTTGTCGGGTTCTCTCCATGCAGAGATGAACTTGTAGTCGTCGTAATAAAAATGCGCTATGTACTCGGCAGGATCGTCAACTTCCTTCCAGTCCATGAAACGCAGGAACTTATCTCCAACAGTGTCAGTAGGCTTCATCTCGGGAATGCCGTAATAGCCGACTATCGGAAACTGCATTCTGTCTTGATTCTCAAATACGTTATGCTGAAGACTCGGATCTCTGTCATCTTCATCCTCATCGTAGTCGTCGTCATAATCTTCGTACGGATCTTCATCCGTGCCAAAGTCCATATCAAAACCGAACTCCGACATATCAATCGTGCTGAAGTTCTCTAACTCCTGCTCGAGAATATCAAAGTCAAAATCGGTATTCATCGTCAGTTTGTTGTGCACCAGCATATACGCTTTCCGCTGTTCGTCGGTCAGATCATCCAGCCGTATGATCGGAACTGTTTCCAGTCCTAACTCTAGCGACGCAATTAAGCGTCCATGTCCTTCAATAATTTCATTGTCGTGCCACACGGCAATAGGATCGTTAAAACCGAACTCTTCAATGCTCTTTTTAATTTGCTCTACCTGCTCTGCCGTGTGCACCTTGGCATTGTTGGCATACGTTTTGAGGCTGTCAACAGGCACATATTCAATTTTCAGTTTTTCCATGTTTATTTCCTCAAGTTACAACAGTCGTCTTTGTCGTGATTGAAGTTATACTTCCAGTACAGATACGCCTCAGATTCATCCTCACAAACGGTCATTTCCTTAAAGCCAGTGATTTTCGATATCCACTTTTTCTTCTCTGCTAAAGGCATATGCTCATAACCACTCTGCTTTACCGTGTAGGGTGAATAGTCAATGTTAAACCACTTCTTTATCCAAGTGTTAACACGCAAAAACTCAATACAGATCTTGTTGATTCCTAGCGCATTTAAACGGTCAAAATCAACGAACTCGGGGATGAATGGAGAGAGCCTCAACTGCACGTCAAAACCAGCCTCCTGCAGTCTTAAAATGGCTTCTACACGCTTCGACGGCGGTGACGCCTTTTCATACGTAGCGCAAAAAGCATCATCCAGCGTTGTAACCGTAATCTGTATGTGTGCCAAGTCTTTATCCAGTATTTTCAAGTACTCGGGATCTGCAACTATTGCTGATTTTGTTACGATAAGATACGGTATTCTACGCTTATTCAGCAACTTGATCGTTTTGTAAGTGACTCGGTGGATCTTCTCTGCAGGCTGGAAACAGTCAGTCATTCCGCCAAGACGGATAGGCTGAGTGTCTCTCGGGATCTTCTTTACTTCTCTAGCAATTTTCGAGATATTCCCGACAGCAGGTTGATTAGGATTCCATAACTTTCTAAAATCCAGCAATGACTTTGCATAGCAATAACTGCAGTCGTGTGAGCAACCACATCCGTACGTGTCCAGCCGAGTCGGATATTTACACTTTCCGCCTTCGTTGCCCTCAACGGTTTTCCCGATTGATTGAAAGTCCTTCATTTTCCCTCCAGCAAAAAAATACAGGAGGCTCAACCCCCTGCTTTTCCATGTTCTAATATTATCACGTTTTTTACATTAGTTAACTAAGTTTGATTCTTTTCCTTGTAGTCTCTCAGCGCCTGTTTGAACAACTCTGCTTTTTGATTCTTTGGAATTGACTGGTAGATCTCAATCAGATCCTGCTCAGTAACTTTGTTCAATCTGAACGATACTGACAGGCAATTCTTCAGCAGGTATTTCTGTGCTGACTTTCTCTGCGTTTCATTGTAGTACTTTGCCATACGTCCCTCCGTTTCAACTTTATCATGTCCGCTGGCATATTGCCAGCAAAAGGCGTTCCGCCAAAGAATGCCCTGCTTTTCGGTGCAGGGCTAACCTATTTTGCCTTACTTGTCACCGAAGTATTTTCCATTTCTGATATCTTCAACAATGTTCATCAGTTCACTGATTCCATCTGCCGTCATAATGTTTTCCCATTCTCTCGGTGAGAGAACTTGGCACTCTCTGAAACCTCGCCTAACAATCGTTGTCCACATCCATCTCTGTCCGAAATCCAAATACACATCTTTGACAACGTACTGAGCATTGTTGTGACTACTGATCTCCAGTGCCTTTGCAACAAATTCCAAATTCTTGTATTCACGTTCGTTTTTGCTGATAACTCTCTCTGTCATGTTCTTATACCTTCCTTACTGCTGTTCAACAACTTTCCAGTTTTTGAAAGTGTATTTCTTACCAGTGATTCTCTGTACAAACTCCCTGTTAGTATTCCAAGTCATCATTGAGTGCTCAACCATTTCCTTATCGTTGCGCATGATCCAAAACTTAACTTCCTCAAGATCCTTTTCCAACTGCTCAATCATCATTTCTTCAACGTTTTCCATTTTCCTTATCTCCTTTAAATGGTGTTTTCGGTGTTATCGCCTCACCATCCAACTTTATGCGTTAGCGTATGCCTTGCGTACTTCTCTGTTCAGCCTTTTGGCACGTCTTATGTTGTAGTTTATGCAGTCCTCGAAGTACTTCTTGCTTTCGGCGCTCTTTGCGTTTTTGAGGCTTTCTTCGTACCTCTCGATCTCGTTATTACATCCGTCGATAAACCACTGCATTCTCTTGTCGAACGCCTCGGGAGTTTCACCCATTGCCTTGCAAACTTCCCACTTCATCAGATTTAACTTAACTCTTACTTTCATTTCCTTATCTCCTTTGATTGACAACCATATAGTAAACTATTGCTGGCAATACGTCAATACATTTTCACAAAAAAAGTGAGATTTTTTTCTCACCTTTTTTCCAACGCTTTTTCCAACCTTTTTCGAGACTCTTCCAGCCGATCACCGATATACTCCAGCATATCTGCTACCGCCTCTGCTGGCACTGCCTCTACCTCCTGCTGACCTTCCACCATTCCCATGCAGTCAACGATAGTACGGTACTTCATTATCAGCAGATCCCTCTCTGTATACTTATACTCAGTATCGTCAAACTTGTCG